GAATGACTGGTCGGCTCCGCTCTTCAAATCGTAGCCTCCGATACCGTTTCCGGGGTCTCCCTGGCGGTAAACAGGGCTAAAGACCCCGTTCTTGTTTTCCAGAATCCAAAAGGTACCCGTTCCCGGACGATACAGCGCGATGTGGTCGAGCTTGCCGGTATGATTGTAATCGAAGGCGAAAGCTCGGTCGGCTCCGCTCTTCAAATCGTAGCCTCCGATACCGTTTCCGGGGTCTCCCTGGTGGTAAACAGGGCTAAAGACCCCGTTCTTGTTTTCAAGAATCCAAAAGGTGCCCGTTCCCGGACGATACAGCGCGATGTGGTCGAGCTTGCCGGTATGATTGTAATCGAAGGCGAATGCTCGGTCGGCTCCGCTCTTCAAATCGTAGCCTCCGATACCGTTTCCGGGGTCTCCCTGCTGGTAAACAGGGCTAAAGACCCCGTTCTTGTTTTCAAGAATCCAAAAGGTGCCCGTTCCCGGACGATACAGCGCGATGTGGTCGAGCTTGCCGGCATGATTGTAATCGAAGGCGAATGACTGGTCGGCTCCGCTCTTCAAATCGTAGCCTCCGATTCCCCTTCCAGGATCCCCTTCGTTATATACTGGCGAAAAAAAACGGGACTCCGGAGGATGAGGACGATGACAGCCAATCGTGCATGGCGATATCGAAACCAGAGACAAAAGCAGGACAATTCTGATGTTTTTGCTCATATTTAAATATTGTTAGCTTTTAACAACCAGGAACTCACAAAACAACCATGCAAAACGAAACGACACAACCATTACAAAAATTCATTTTTTTGCTAGATCAATTATTGATCAATCAAACAAATAGCGCGCAACGCATGTGTTTACTTTATGAAAAAATCAAATTAACCACGCCTCACACGTCACATCGACGTAGGACCCGCGCATGCCGTCCGCCTCCGTCCAGGCGATCACACGCCACACCGCCGGCGGCAGGTTGTTCGCCGGTGGTTCGCGGAAGCGATCGCCATTGACGTAGCGGGAAAGGAACGGCTGCGAGCGGACACGGAAAACGATCGTCCTCCGCTCCTGGTCCTTCGCCGCGTCGCCGCTCGACGTGCCGCCACGCGGGCGCATCCGGCGCGCCCAGGTGCCGCCAAGTTCATCCCACGCGGTCGAGACGCTGCCATCCAAGCCGCGGGCAGTGCTTCGCCGCTCGTGGATCAATCGCGTGTCCAACAGTCCGGGGTTCATCAGTCGAGCGTTGCGTCTTCTTCGGGTTCGCCCTCGCTGGCGCGCACCGCCCGCGTGAGGTCACGGACGGCGTCGGCCACCTCGCACAGGGCGAGCGCTTCCGCGCTCAGCCCCTTGTTTTCCCCTTCGGCGATCAGCCGGGCGACAAGATCACGCGTTTGCATGGAGTTTCAGGAGTTGTTCCGCCCGGGCGCGGGCCGCGGCCACATCGGCCGCGGTGCCTACCGTCTCCGGTGCCTGCGGCGGTTCCGGGGCGTGATTCATCGCCGGCGCGCCCTTGCCGAAGCGCTTCGCGTTCTCCGGCAGCTCGGTGAAGTCGGCGGCGTCCCACTTCGCGGCGAGCTTCTGCGCGGCCACCTTCTTCGAGGCGAAGCCGTTCGTCACCGCTTCATCCGCGCCATACCACGTTTCCGCGTCCATCGCCGCGGCAAGCGCTGTCCGCTCCATGCTGGTCCGGCTCTCGTAGGTGTTCAGGATCGATTCCTTCACCGCGTCGAGGGAGGCGGCCATGCGCCGGAAGTCCTCCGCGCCGCCCTCCGTCCACGCGCTCGGATTGTGGATCATCACCATGGCGTTTTCCGCGATGTGGATTTCGTCGCCGGCCAGCATGATCACCGACGCGATCGAGGCGGCGAGGCCGTCCACGTGAACCACGATTTTCGCCGGGTGCGCCAAAAGCAGGTTGTAGATCGCCACGCCCTCGAACACCGAACCGCCCGGCGAATTGATGTGAAGGTCGATCACCTCCGCGTCGAGCGCGTCCAGCCGCTGCCGGAACGTCTGCGCGTCGTTGTAGGACCACCACGAAATGGCGTCGTAGAGGTAGAGCGACGCGCGTTTCCCGTCGCCCTCGGCGATGTTGTAGAACTCGCGCGGCTTCGCATTCTTCGGGTGCTTCCGGTTTTGCAGAAGCTCGAAAATCTGGTCGGTTTTCATGGATTCGGATCGGTCGTGTCAGCGCCAAGCGGCGCGTGGTTGATCGGGAAAAACAGTTGGTCGCCGCCGGCCATCGGCTCGCGCTCTTCGAGCTGGCGCGCCTCGTTCGGCGTCATGATGCCGGAGCTGATTTGCTTCGCGTAACTCTCCGAACGGGTCTTGAGGTCGCCGCGCAGCAGCCCGTCCGCGTTGTGGCGGAGGTAGTAGCCGGCCGCCCGGTCGCCGGCGGTCAGCCACGTGGCGTTCATCGTCGCTTCGATGCGGACGATCCACGGTTGCAGCGCGGACGTGTAGAACTCCCGCGACAGGTGCTCGATGTTGTTGAACGTCGCGCGCTCCAGCATCTGGATTTTGTGCGGCGGCACGTTGAAAATCCGGGCGATTTCCTCCACCGAAAAGCGCATTTGCGCGATGAACTCGGCATCCCGCATGGACATGGAAACCGGTTGGAACTTCAGATCGCCTTCGAGGATCGAAACGCCGCCGCTTTCCGTCGCCTCCCGGAAGGCATCCCGCCACCGGCCGCGCACTTCCTTCGCTTGCTCCGGGTTCTTGAACGGCGGCGCGTTGGTGATGACGCCACGCAGCGGAGCGCCCTTTTCCGCCGTCGTCAGGCCGTGCTGCGCCAGCGCGACGCCGGATTGCATCGTGATCCGGCAATGCTCGATCGGTGAAATCCCCTGCAAACCGTCGCACGAAAGCCCCTTGAAATGGGCCACGTCCGCCTGGCCGAACAGCCCGGCAGGGACGTGAAACGAGTTCTCCCCAATCGCGTAAACCGACCGGCGCGCGGTCGAAAACTTCGGCGTGACGACGCTTCCCGGCAGCGGAAACACCTCATCCAGAACGCCGCCTTTCCAGAAATTCCGGGTGTAGGAGTTCCCGCGCAGGACCAGCCGGTAAAGCAGCGCCTCGCGGAGCTGCGTCCACGTCATCGCCCCGTTCGGCGTGCCGCGCAGGAACTTCGCCAAGGGGTGATCGTGCTCGCGCGACCGGGTCTCGCCCTGTTTCCGGTAGAGCTGGAGCGGCATTGCCGCGATGGTCGAGGCGATCACGTAAACGCAGGCGTAGACCGCCGCGATCCGCTCCGCCGTCGCCTCATCGCCGCCGAACAACCGGTGCCAATGCTCCGCCGTGACCGCCCCGAGCGGCTGCGGTTGATCCGCCGCCGGCTCCGCTGTCACCGCGTTCCGGTGCCGACCGATGGAAATGCCGAAAATCTTCAACGCCACAGTGCGAAAATTCAGATGCCGTTGCTGGTTGTCAGGCGTTCCAGACTCATGTTCAGCCGATTCACATGAGCCGTTTCAGCTGCGTGCACTTTGCACTTCAAAGTTGAGCGTTTCGTCCCCAGCATTGCGTTTGCATTACTGGCTCAAATGACACCAAATAATTACTATAAATATCGCCCACTCTGGGACAAACCGGGTGAACCCAATTATTCCACTAGGTGCATAATTGAAAAATCGCAATTATGGTATGCCAAGCCGTCCAGCTTCAATGATCCTTACGACTGCAATTTGAAATTACACATCGACGATTGCACCGATGCGGAACTGCAATGGTATTTAAATATACTTAAAAAAGAAGCCCCAGACCTCAGCCACATACTTCAACTCGACGCGATCAAATCAAACCCCAGCATAGCTGCTTCGGTCGGAGAAAAAACCCGACATAAGAATTTTCACAAATCAAGTGTTTTGTGCCTATCCCGCAAATCCAATTCCATCCCAATGTTCTCTTATTATGCAGACTCACATAAAGGAGTAGCGATCGAATTCCAATTCAACAACTATGAAATTCCCTGTGGAATTCCATGCAAGGAGCCAGGCTCAGACACGGTATACGGCAATAAAGTAGTATTTCGTCACATTGATTACCACGAGACACCCCCCGAACTCAACTACATCAGATTATACGGAAAACCCGAGATTGTATTTAATACAATATTCGCGAAATCGCATGAATGGGCACACGAGCAAGAATTTAGAATCTTCCGCCGAGAAGTCGGAGAAGGATTAGTCAACTTCGAGGGAAAGATGCTAACAAGAATTATATTCGGATGCCGATCGAGCAAAAAGGAAATCGATCTAGTTAAATCATGGCTCGCCGGGAGAAAGTCCGATGTGATTTTATCCATAGCGAAAGAATCCCCAAATAAATTCGAATTAGAAATAGAGGATTTCGAAACAGTTCGAGCCATCAGTTAACCTTTGTCACTCCGCAATCCGGGTCATCCCAGCCGTTACCATCGTATTCGGATTCGATGCCAACGGCTAGGGACATGATGGCGGCAACGATTCCGTCAATCCGTTCCTCGCTCTTCTTCTTGCTCGGCTTGATGTTGCCGTTCGCGTCCGTCTCGACGCAGCAGTTCCCCGCGCACCAGGTGAGGACAGGGTGGCCGAAGTGGTTCAGCTTCGTTGCCTCGATCACCATCTTTTCCAGCTCCTTGGCGTAGGGGGAAATCGTCATAACGCCCTGGCTCATGCTCATCATGTTCACGCCGGCATCGATGAGCGGCCCGACGATGTGTTGCGAATAGGCGCGGTCGAAGGCCACGGCCCGCAGATCGTAGCGCTCGTGATCGGCTAGGATCGAGGCCCGGATGTATTCGTGGTCCGTCACCTCGCCCGGCGTCGGCGTGATGAACCCGTGTTCCGCCCACGTTTGGTATGGCACCTTATCCCGCCGGCTGCGGACGGTGATGTCGTCCGCCGGGCACCAGAACCGGCAAAGCAACGTCCAGCGCTCCAGCCAGTCCTGAGGAGGGAACGCCAGCACACAGGCGGAAAGGTCACGCGTAAGGGACAAGTCCAGCCCGCCGTAGCAGCGGAGGCCGTCGAGCCTCGACGGGTCGAACGGTAGCGAGCACTTCTTCCACTTGTCGGAATCGAGCCACGTGCTGGCCTGGTTGATCCAGATGTTCAGCCACTTCGTGCGCAGCTCGCGCATGATGGCCGGATCCGATTTCGCCAAGGCGAGCTGGGAGCGGAATTTCCGCTCATCGACCGTGATGCCGAAAAGCGGATTGGCTTTCGCCCAGGTCGCCGGGTCTTCCTCGTTGTCGCCCTCGTCGATCGTGTAAATGACGCCGAAATAGTCGTCGCCTTCGCCGCCGTCCGCCCCCTCCAGAATGCGTTCAAGGATCTTCCGCTGCTTCCGCCCGACGCTCTCCAGGTTGTGCCCGGCCGTCGTGATCATGAAGAACAGCGGCTGCGACCGGGCACCCAGCGCCGAGTTCAGCACGTTCCAGAACCCGAGCGACGGCCACGCGTGGATTTCGTCGCCAATGATGCCGTGCGGGTTGAGCCCGTCCGTCGTCTCGCCATCCGAGTCGCGGCCCAGCGGCTTTAGGAACGCCTCCGCCGCGCCATACTCGATCACGGCCGGGTTGCGCTTGATTTCAAACGCCGCGCGGAAATCCGGATCGCCGCATTTGTCGATCAACACCCGGGAATCCCGCCACATGATCATGGCCTGGTCCTTCTTCGTGGCGGCACAGTAGACCTCCGCGCCGGCCTCGCCGTCCGCGCAAAGCAGGTAATTCGCGATGCCCGCCGCCAGCAGGGTTTTCCCGTTCTTTCGCGGCACCTCGATGTGCGCGTATTTGAAGCGCCGGCGGCCGTCTTCCTTCCGCTTCCAGCCGAAAATGTTCGCGACGACGAACTTTTGCCACGGCTCCATTTTCATCCGCCGGCCGGCGAACTCGCCCTTGTAGTGCCGGAACGTCTCGATGAAGCGGATCACACGATCCGCCGCTGGCACGTCGAAAACGATGTCGTCGCGCTCCAGGTCGCGGAGGAACCGCTCGCAGGCCAGCTTGATCCACTTGCACGCCGGCCGCGTGCCGTCGATCACCTCGCGGGCGTAGGTTTCCGCGATGTGCTCGCCGCGTGGCGCGGCCCTGGCCTTCCCCTTCGCCGCGGGCTTGGTTTTCCCCTTCGCCGGCATCAGGTGAGGAAGTCGGACGGCTTCGGCTCGGCATTCGCCGCGGGCTTGCCCTTGGTCGGCTTCTGCGAGCGGATCGATTGCAGCGCCAGCGGCGTCATGCCGAGGTTCTTCGCCTCCTTCTCCATGGTCGCCCGGGCGTTCGACCAAACCGCCATCGCCGGGTGCATGTACTTGTTCCCGGTCTCGCCGTGCAGGGTGATGCCCTCAATGTGCAGTTCGTCGAGCGCCAGTTGCGCCAGCGCGAACGCCTCGCAGTAGTTCACCAGGGACTGCCGATTGATCGACGTGATGAACCCCAGCTTGCGCAGCTCCGCCACGATGCGTTTCCACTCCTCCTCCGCCACCGCACCACCCCTCAGTTCCGGCGGCGTCGCCGACAGGGCTGACAGCACCCCGGAAACATCGCCGGCGGCGTTGTCCTTCGGTTTCGTGCCACGTGCTCCCATGCCCGAGAATCGCCCGGAGGCCCCGCCAACCGCCACCCTACTGGCAGCGGTTTCGAAGCGTTCGCGCGGCACCTGATAGGCTCCCGCGACGGGAAACCCCGTACTAGATCACGAGGGAGGAACTACTGGAACCGCCGGAAGCGGGCGGGCTTTCCGGGCATATTCCAAGCGATTTGGTGGAATAAGCGGAGTTTAAGCGGAGGGAGGATTCCCACGGCACAAAAAAACGGAGCCCATTGGGCTCCGTTGTTCTTTGACTACCAAGGAAGTGCGCGCGAGAGGACTCGAACCTCCACAGGGTTGCCCCTACTAGAACCTGAATCTAGCGCGTCTACCAATTCCGCCACGCGCGCCTTGGGTAGTCGGCGGGCAGAAAGCACCATAGCGCCCGGACGATTGCAACATCGATTTGAAGTTTTTTCAAAGAGGCGAACAAGCCGCCGGAACCACGGCGCTTTCGACGTTGCCATCCGGCCTTCCCAACACCCACTTTCACGCATGCAGAAGCTCACTCCTGCCGCGCTCGTCCTCTTCCTGGGCGGGTTCGCGGCGTACCTTTCGCTCCAGCCCAAGCCCGCGCCC